CCGCTGGAAGAGGCTGTTTCTATAATCTCCTGGAGATCATAATCTTGTCGTTTTGACTTCGGCTGAAAGGACGCTGAATATTGAGGGAGTGCGCCGCCTAGGCCGCCGACAGAAATCATTGTATCCCCCACTTTTCTTGAATAGGCTGCTTGAAAGCGAGGATAACGCAGGTTAACCGAGCTGGGGCCATCAGTCAAGTCCCCTAGGTGGTCAAACGTTCCTGTGGTGTTCCCTAGGACACTAGAAAGAACGTTCTTCCCTTGGTGCAGGTTAACTATGTAGGAATACTCTAAGACCGCCTCTTCATACGCCGCGTATACATTCGAAGGTGTAAGTTCGATGTCAACGACATCGCCACCGAGCTTTTTATAGACGTATGCAACTTGGGAGGAAGCGCCACTGAGGAACATGGCCGAGCCGGTGTACATTCCAAACGGCAGGCCTGTTGATACTAGATCTGTGCTGCCTGTGGACGTGAGGACCACTGTGTTTGTTTGTGATTTGGGGCTAAGATTGGTCGGCATACATAAAGGCTCCTACTCCATAAATAGTAAACACAACCACAAAACTCGCCACTCAAGAATGGTTTATTTATGAGTTGTGGGAAGTTGTGGTCTTAGTTTTGGTGGCCTTTTTAACGGCCCTCGTCTTGGTTTTTGTAACGGTCTTGGGAGCGGGTGTGACTACATCAACCTTCTTTTCTACCGCCTTGGGGGCTGGTGCCTCTGCCACTTCCTCCACGGGGGTTGCTGCCGCGGCCCTTCTTGCGATCAATAAGCGTTTCCATTTCTTACCCATGTTATAATCTCCTTGTTTGTATGTATAAGGTACCTAATAAGTAGTTTCCTACATTACAAAAACGGAAATCTCAAAAATTTACCAGGGAAAAAATTTGACAAATCAACAATTTTAACTTTTCTTTAAAAAACAAAAAACCCCCCTGAAACCAGGGGGGTTTTTGGTGGTCGTTAAACCTGATTATTATCAGGTACTACCAGACTCGCCTAAGAGCCCGCGGACGACAACGAGGCCGTACATATCGGGACGCACCATCTTCTTGGCATAGCGAGTCATCACGCCCTTACGGGGCACGAAGTCTTCGGGGCCAAAGATAGTAGGTGTGGTCTGTAGTGGCACGTACGGTGCGTACACGTATCCGCTTTCAAGGAAAGAGGAGCCGCGACGGCCGACGAGGACGACATTGCGCAGGAAGTAAGGATCGACATAGACGTCGAACTTCTTCGTAAGCGCGCCGACCTTAACAGCACCAACAGAGCCACGCTCATCATCAGCAGTGACGGAAGCGCGGAACCCAGCGGTGAACTCAAGGATGTTTGCAACTTCAGGTCCGCAGACGATAAAGTTAGCACCACCACGTAGAGTCTTACGATGGATTTGCGCAGACACATCATTAATGGTCTCAACAAGAGTCTCATACCATTCACTGACTGTACCGGTGAAGTCCGGAGCCTTAGTCGTGGAGCCAATTTCGGCGCCAGTCGTACGATTCACAAACAGACCCGGTGAGCGGGACCAGAAGTAGGTACCAGCCTTTGCACCGCGGATGAGGTCTTCAAGGATCTCGCGATCAATCTCAAGAGCAATCTGCTCAGAGAGAATTGAAGTAAGCTCAACTTCGGCATCAAGGTTGTGGTAGGCGTTGAGGTCTTGACCCAACTCCGGTGTCCACTTAGCCTTGAGCTTCTTGGTGACAGCCGTCACAGCCACGGAATCGACTTTGATGTCGATCTCGGGGATGCTCTGGTTGTTCTCAAGGCCCCACGGATCGTCACCGATCACTGAGCCAAGAGCGCCACCAGTGATGAAATCATCATTAATGGGCCAAGATGCCGACACCACAGTCGCCGGATAAGCGGCGCCGGCTGCAGCATGCGAGGAACCAGTAAGAACCTCTGCCAATTGTAGGGCGGTGGCTGAACCATCATAAGACGCAATAACAATAAGAGCATGAGTCTGAGCACCAGAACCGGTGATGCGAGTCAAGCGCTTAAGCTGTACGCCATTAATAGCCGTTGAGCCAGAGTTACCAAGCCTTCCCATACCGCCATGTCCGGAAGCACCGGAAAGTACGATTGCGGAAAGGTTTCGGTTATCACCCGAATCGAAGTTCGCGAGATCGCTGAGCAAGATAGAAGCAACGGCGACAGTGGCAGTTCCAGACTGCGACTCAAGCTCGGGGTCATACTCGCAAAGCTTCGGAACATCACCAGCGGAAGAACTATATGTACTTGCCGTGATGAACGCCATCGTTAGGATGCCCGAGCCGGTCGGTGAGGAATAGCCGTTGTTCATGTTGTACGGACCTTCTTCAGCGTTCGTTGTACCTATCAACGCACCACTGACGATGCCCTTCGCAACACGACCACCACCATAAAGCGACTCCTCGTCTCCAAGAGGATCACCATAACCGAGACGCGGGAGACCCGCACCATTGGTTGAAACAGTGAAATCCATGAAGAAGATAAGACCACTAGGTAGACTCATCGGCTGAACTGAAACGAGTTCATTGGCTATGAGGCCAGCGAACACGCGGCGGACGATGGGGAATGCGACGGCTGCGAAGCCCTCTACATCACCACCGGCCATGGTGCTACTCTCACGAAGTAGCTCCTTTGCTTGGTTTTCAAGCAGGCGCGCCATATTTTGACGGGTAGCATCTGTTGTCATACCTTCGAGAAGACCAGTCTTCTCCCACTTAGACAACAGAGCGTGACCCTCTGCGCGCATATCACGATTGACAACTCCTTCGGTCAATCTTTCGATAATACTAGACATTTTAAAATCACCTCCTTTATACTTTTATATGATTATTTTATTCCAGCTAATCTTTTCATACGATCCTGAAACGGATCATTTGAAGGCACCTCTTGACGAGTAGCCCGTAACACAGTAGACCGACGACCAATTGCCTCGCTCAGTGATTGTGGGCTTTTCCTTGGAGCGGCCTCCACTGTGCTTTGAAGCGTTTCATAGATCGTTCTTGCTTCTGCTACTGAACCAGCGCTGGAAATAGCTTCGGCAATTTTATCTTTTTGCCGCTCATTTAGGGAGGTATTTCTCAATACTCGGTTCGTATAAAGCAAGCGAGCATTGGAAAGATTCACTTCTTGTAAATTCCCCCTTAGCTCATTAAATGCTTGCTTATATTGTTCATTGTGCTCTTTGAGTTGATTATTTTCTGCAACCAACTCTTCTTGAGCTTTGTTCAAATCTTCTAAATCTTCTTTTACATCATCGGTCTGAGCACCGGCTAACGCCCTTTCTTGCTCGTGCTTGAGTTGTGATGTGGGGCGGCCGGCCCAGCCGGACAATTCTGCGCCCATATCGACGGTAAGTTTTTCGAGGATGGAATCTACGAGAGAATCGAGGCTTTCGTCAGTTCCGCCATATCCGGACGTGGCATCCTGATTGGTAGCCGCCGATGTTTTAAGGGCGGTGTCATCTTCGTCTTCCGCATCAGTGTAAGCGGCATCGGCAACTGGGCCGCCGTCTGCAGCTTCTTCAAGTTCTTCGTCGTCTTCCGAAAGAATATCAACAATGTCTTCTTCGGTAATTTCGATTTCCTCATCTAAATCGTCGCCAAGCGCTTTCACTGCTTCTTGGAGAGCGCCAAGATCGATGGTGACTTCAGTTTCTGTGCCCTCTGAGGGTACATCGCTCAAGTTTGTACCGGTCATGTCTGATAGCCCGATAGTGGCAGCCAGGGGAATATCGTCACCTTCGACAATTTCCTCTTCAGCTTCTGGTTCGCCGAATGTGTCCTCCGGCGCGTCGAAATCGGGCTCAGGTAGTGGCGCGTCGTCGAGTGGGGCCCCTTCCAAATCGGGAGCTAGCACACCTTCTTCTTGTTCCAGGATTGTCTCCAAGGTTTTCTTAACTTCGGTAGAATACTTTTCTATAACAATATTCTCGGCATTTTTTAATGCGGTCGCGCGCAGTGCCTTTGCATCAACAATGGCCTCAGAAAGCATATCAGACATAAATAACTCCTAAATGATAGTAATTCAAAATAAATAGTGTTATTTTGAGGTAAAGGCCGTTTATTAAGTACCCTTTGTCCCAATTATCCACCAATTCGTTCCGTCTGACTGCACCGTTCTGGATGAATAGTTCATTTTTATTGTTAAAATGTCGGTTAGGTCTATGGTTCCCTCGCTTACCATCAACGTCACCGGGTGGGATTTTAAGTTATACTTATCTGTGTTTGTTTTCTTCACAATGATCACCCGGCCTTTATTATTGCAGGCCGGCGGAAGGATTACTGATACAGGATTTTCAAAAGAATTGCATAGAATAGTGTAATCAGAAGCTTGTACTTCGTAGCTTGCGTCTTTGGTTGTTTTTATATTATAACTCACCGCGCCATTAGAATTTAAAGCTTTTTCAATATTCAAGTTTACTGTTGAGGTTGTGCCCTCCACCACTAGGGCACTCTTGGCGGCATCAAAAGATAGTTTTGGAGTGGACACAAATCCATTATTTGCTTTTAGCTGAATATGGCCCGGGCTGCCAGCCGAGGTGGGGATTTTAGTTTTAATGTGATTTTCGTAAAAATTTATTAGTGTGGTATGTCGGACGTCGCCCAAAGAAGTATCCGCAACCAACAGCAGATCATCATCACTCAAATTTTGACCTTGGGCATTAATCGGATCGCTCTTGGCCGGATCCACGCACAGCACGTTGGAATTAATAGAGATGGCACCGCAAAGACCCACTGAAACACTTAAGCCCTCATCGTCAACAATCATCCCATTTCCTACTTTTACCTGCAATTGATTTCTAACATTTTGCAAACCAACTCCGTGATTAACGAAGTCTGCGCCGATCGGCCCAATAAAGCGATCTGATGGAACCCGGACAAGACCGCTAGCGTCCCCACCGATTGTATTTGCGGCGATGTTTTTAACATGTAGCGTGTCTCCGTCAAACAACAAATTACGATTGGCGACGGCCGTTTTATCGCCCATATATGTTAGCACCGAAGTGGGGCGGCCGCCTTTGACTTCAGTAATTGCGACGTCTTTCATGGTTGCGCATGGGCTCTGTGCGTCCGTATCATAAAAGACACTAGCGCTAATTGTGTTTTTAAAAACTTTTATGCCTCCAATCTCCTGATCTGCATGCTGATCCACAGATCCTTCAACTGTTCCCTTTAAGACATTATATGCCATACCACCTATTCTCCTTTGTTCTCTTTTAAGTAGTACAAAAAAAAGGATGCCTCCCAAAAGAGAGGCATCCAAGAAATGAAAACAAAGTTTTCAATTTCTTTAAGGTTATCTTACTTGATAGCCCACTTGTCTCCACCAAGGTAGACGAACTCAACAGCGCCGCTATCAGACATGATAACAACTTGTGTTTCACCATCGATGGTTTGGGAACCAGCGCGTAAAATGGTAAGCTCGTAGGTGCTAGCGTTAGCTGGCGCCTTGACCGAAACAGTGTCGCCTGCGTCCGGGGACGCTGGGAGCGTCCAAATACGAGCAGCACTGAAGATGGCTGAACTGAAGTTCATACCCTCGGCAAGAGTGCCCGCGGAGTCTCCGTGGTTCGTCGGCGCCGGGGACGCGTCAGATGAAAGAACACCATTGGTAGCGGTAAGACCGGTACCAGCCATAGCAGAAACAAGGTCAGCAATGCTTTCCTTCTTAGAGCCGTTACTATCATTGGCGTCAACAATAGCAATGCTATCGTTAGCAACGTCAACTGCAGCAGCGGTCAACTCGTTAAGATCGAGCGCAAAGACACCCGAAGCCGCAGAGAGGCCGTCGCCAGCAGCAGAAGCAGCATAATCAACCATTGACTCTCTCTTCATGAGACCGTCGGTATCAAGGAAGTAGAAAGAGTCAGAGCCGAGTGATGCGGCAGTATCAGCAACACCCTCCAGCTTAACAGTACCAGAGACAGCAAGGTTGCCACCAAGGAAGCTGTTACCAACAGCTTGAAGTGTGGAAGAGCCACTGAATGAGGTAGCGGTGACACTCTGCAATGCAGAGTGGCCACTTACAGTCATAGCATCGACATAACCAGCATCACAGTGAAGCGCTGCCCACTGAAGTGCACTGGTACCCAAGTCGCGAGCGGAATCACTTGACGGGACGAGGTCCGAGTCGAAGCGACCAGTAGCTGTAATGGTATCGCTTGTGGCATCACCAAGGTCGACGTTTCCGCCTGCAACCAAAGTGGTGAAAGTACCAGCGGCTGCCGAAGCGCCACCGATCACAACACCATCAGCCGTACCGCCGTTAATGTCGACAGTGGTAAGAATACCCATGTCGGCGACAGTGCGACCAGCGTTGGTCCAGTTGTTGGCCATGCTGGCGATACCGAGAGCGTTGATTGTATCAACGTCGCGGCTGCCGTCTAGGACAAGGCACTTGTTAGCAGCGCCAGTACCATCAGTGATACCGTCAAGCTTCTCCATGTCGGTTTCATTCAGATCGGCAGAGCCAATGATGAACGATACGCCGGCAGTGATACCACCTGTGGCAGTCACGTGGCGAAGGCCGGTGATGTCTTTGTTTGAGTCAACAACAACCGCCTTGTTAGCGGCGACTGAACCATCAGTGATACCGTCAAGCTTCTCCAAGTCGGTTTCATTCAGATCGGCAGAGCCAATGATGAATGAGGAGCCGGCTGTGACGGCGCCTGTGGCGGTTAGGTTGCGAAGGCCCGCAACATCGACGTTTCCGTCAGCGACCAGACATTTGTTGGCCGCGGCGGTACCATCAGTGATACCGTCAAGTTTTTCCATATCAGTCTCGTTGAGATCAGCGGAACCGATGATGAATGAGGTACCAGCAGTAATAGCAGCAGCTGAAGACATTGCGCCAGTGACTGCAAGAGTGCTACTAAACGTAGCAGCGCCGGCACCGTAAACAGTACCAGAACCAGAATAATTGCCAGCGTATGCTGTGCCGTCAAAACGAAGATCTTTCCACTCAGCGCCTTCGACACCAAGGTCGAAAGAGTTATCGTTTTGCGGGGCGATGGTACCACTCAGGATAGCATCGGACATTTGAAATTTATAAGCCATTTATTAAAACCCTCCATATTATTAGTTTTTATTTTTTTTGGCAGGTGGGCTTATATGCACGAATATTCACCGCCCAGCGTAAAAGCCAGAGACCTACAGCGTCCACCTGCTCTTAAATAGTAACTTGAGGCGCCTTTAAAATCAGCAAATAAAGAATTTATTGGACCCGTCACAATAAAGCTGGAGAGATGCGTAAGGAGACATCAAAACTACTTGATTTTGACCATCGATAGTTTGCGAGCCGGATGCAACAATTGTAATGTTATTTGAGTTGGCGGTGCCGCCTTCGTCCTTTACAACGTATGTTTGTCCGTCGGACAGGCCGGCCGCACTTGGAAGCTGGAGAGAAATCGTACCACCCGTTGAGTCAATTCCAATATAATAATCGGTGGCCGATGCAGTATAGGTTGAAGTGATGCTGGTACGGTTTAGTTTGAGACCTCCGCCAAGTTTTAAAATATCCGCTTCAAACAAAAACGTTGCCGACCCAGTAAGATCGCCGTCGACAGAATCATGAAATTGAATTGAATATTGAGGACCCTCGGCCACAACGTGATCTGCTCTAACGTTGACCAAGTGGCTGCCATCGCCATAAAAACTCGATGCCGATACAGATGTGCTAAAATATGCAGAACCTGTGACCCGCATAGCCGTGCTGGCTGATATGTGGAGGGGCCCCTGCAGGGATGCTCCCGTTGAGGCCGTAAGATTCCCTATGATGTTTAAGGCGTCTCCATCAAAAGTAAGATTACTTTCACATACGAGAGCATTAGCATCGCCGCCAACGTTTGTAAGGATGGCATTATTGGTGGCGTTAGAGACGCGGGGCACATTTATAACGCCTGCTGCATCAGATGTGCCTAAGTTTCCCGAAAGAATCGTGGGGACAAGTGTGTCCGGGCGTGTCAAAAACTCCGCGGGCATGAAAACGGTGCCCGACATATTGTTATAGGACATTCTGCGGTTCTCCTAAGTTTAATTAGAAGACGAACCAGTTAGTACCGTTGGAATATAAACTAATTGCCGGCATCGTACCAGTAAGAATGTAGTATGCATCACCGTCAAATGTATACGTATCGGCGACCGAGCGTGTAAGTGTGATATTGGAAAGGCCGCGCGGGGTTGTCACTTCGTCTTTAACCACAAGAATTGCGCCAG